TGCTGCTCAAGGTGCCACTGCACAGATGAGTTCTGTTGCCAACGTTGTTGCCACAGGCTTATATGGCATCGATGTCGATTCTAAACAGTTCATCATCAAACATTTTGGTGAGAGATGGGTTTTCCCATTGACAAGCTTGCTCAAAGTTATTCGTATTTTGGCGTTTTCCAAGGTCGTTTCTGAGAGCTCAAGTTCAAACCAAGCAATTCTCATTGCTCTACATGCCGCCCAACATGGTCTCGTCGAGACCACTATTGTTGGTGGGCTATCTCTACTGGCGAGGCAACTCTTTCAGCCAGATGTTGAGATTGAGAAACAGGCAGGTAAGGACCATGATGCTACGCTCTACACAGCATTCATGAGCTTGACCAAATACGTTTTATTTGGCACATGGACCCTGCAAGAAAAACCAAAAGATGTTTTGTCCGAACTCAATGGTTTTATGACCTTGATTAAACATGGTGTTCCGATCGCGGAGAAAGTTTTTAACATTTTCCGTTTTTGTGTGAACAAACTGGGTATGTGGATGTTCAATTTCCCCATCTTTGACTATGTTTTCAGTTTACAAGGCGACCGACTTCTGGAAATCAGCAGGCGAGCAGCTAACTTGAGATCAGTCAAGGAGGCTGTCGGCGTGGCTGTTGATCTAGACAGTCTGATATTGGAAGCTCGTGAGGCTAATGCTTCAGAGGATTATTTGAAGAAGCTTATTGCTGTTCGAATTGATGTCGCTCATTGGATGTCAACGCACTATTTGAGCACTGAACAGTGCGTTCTTGTTCACATGCAGTCCATTTACGCGATGAAACATGAAGATGCGCGTTCAGCATGGACTACTATTAATAAGCAACTCGCTATCAGTGAGCTTTCTTCACATACACGAACAGCTTGGTTGCAATTGGGTAATGAGCTCAAAAGTTCGATTCGTACAGAACAACTCCGCGATCGTATCACATCTATTGATTATGATGATATTCAATCATTGATTGAGATGCGTAAATGGTTGACTGAATATTCGTTGAAGACGGACATGCCCTATTCAGAACAAACTGTTGTCAATCGCACGGAGAAAGCTATCATTGCTCGCATGCGCGAATTGACCACCCTACCATTGGCATCAGAGTGGGCTCAAATCCAGGATGAGTACACTTACCTAGCCAATGTCAAGGACGCCACCCGGGATGATTACTTTAGGGTCGTCAACTTGGAGGCACGTATCAACAGTTGTAAGATCGCTGCTGTTGGTGAAAATGTTGATCCAGATGTAAAACGTGGTATCCAGGACCTTCAACGAGGTTATTTGGAATTACGTCGCAGTATCGCTGCTCGTTATGCTGCTACTGGAAAAACCCCCGCAGAACAACTTCTACTTATTGGCAGTGCTGGCATTGGTAAGACACTGTTGGTTGATATACTCGTGAAGATGGTTGCTAAGAAAATGCGCTGGGATCCCCAGTATGCTAAGGCCTGGGTTTTCACACCAGGTACTAATTTCCCAAGCAAGTACAACCATGAGAAAGTTATTCTTGTTGACGACTTCAACATGATTAAAGCTGATGAGTATATGATGGCGGTTCTGGATCTCCTTATAACACAGGGTTCTCCTGTTAAGACGTTCCCAGAGGATCCTCTCGCAGAACAAAAGTCTGGTACCATCTATGACAATGCCATTGTCGTTTACACTGGCAATATTGATGATTGGCCTGCGACGGCTGACCCTAATGCTATCGATCGACGTTTGACACTTGGTCGATTGTATGTCACAGTCAACCCCGAGTTCATGAGGAATGGTAAAATTGACCTTGAGAAGGCGCAACTTGACTTTGCTAGTGCATGGTCATTTAAAGAAGGTGACAAAGTTTACGATATTGTTACTCTGGCTGATGCTATTGCAGCCACACTTGCCCATCGACAGGAGAAGTCTGTTGACCTGCGTTACCACATAAATCAAGCCGTCAATAATGTGTCAAGTAACATTGTCGCTGATCCAATTTCGCGACCAAAGATGGAAAATACCAATGACACTGTTGCAGTTGTGCCCATGCCCAGGTACATCACTGTTCACGAACAACATATTCGTAAGCACAAGAAGAATCATTTGAATAAACAGATGAAGTTTACCGAGGAGAATTTCCAGGCGATTGCGGATATTCTCAATGCTAAGAAGATTGAACATAAACCTGCACAACTGCTTGCTCCATATCTGGATGAGGTTAATCCTCTCTACCCAGATTATGATCTTGATACATATTTGAGTGATGCTGATCTTTCATTGCACAAATTTCTCGATCAGGCCATCGCAGATATGCCAACTACCCTTCACACTGTTTTTGGCCCAACAATGAAGGACATTTGTTCAACATTGATTTCTATGCCTATTGATGAGAAAATCCGTGTATATGAACATGATGGCTGTTCTATTCTTGGTGGCCATAAACTGTGTCCATGTTTGATTCATGGTATGTCCAATTGTGGTGGTCGAAAAGCTGTTTTCAAAATGCTTAAAGTCAGTACAGGTGCCACCACCGTGACTGGAAGTTCATTCGTCACAGTTGCTGATTTGCAGCGTCGTAGGTCGACACTTGTGCCCGATTTGGTCCAGTCCGCCTATGACTTGGCATTGTTGACAGCGAATGCCATGGATAAGTTCATGAAGAACCTTGTCATCTCTAGTGTTGTTTTAATGCTGTCAAGTCCGTTGATAGCATATGCAGCAACTAAGCTGTTCATGACTTTCGTTGGTGTTACAGATGTTCAGACACAATCAACCTACTATGCGGCTGATGTACCGCGACATGTGCGTGCTAATCGCTCGATTCCAGCAGCTCGTTTAGCTAAGCAGTCAGAGCATGGCACGTTTCCTGAAAGCATGGATCTCAAAATTCAGGACAACATTGAGTCCATTTTGAACAAGGTGGCCATCAATACTGATCACATGCTTATCGGCATTAAGGGTGGTACAGCAAAAGCTGCACGAGCTTACATGCTGGGCTTGGAACGTAATATTGCCATCACCCCTAAACACATCTTTGTTGACTTTGCAAAGACGTATGGTGATGCTAATTTAATCCGTACGATTGGACGTCGATATGCCATTTATGATCTCCGTGAGATTAAGGCAGGTGGTTATGTCCCTGAACATAATGTCGTCCAATGGTATGGTGTTCCAGGCCATGATCTTGCCTTTTTGTTCTTTCCTAGGACGCACCCCAGTTATCCCACCATTATGCGCATATTGAACAATGAGCCACTTGAACTACAAATGATTCAACATGCATTACTGGTTCACACCAGTTTTACAGAGTTCAATGGCCCAAAGGGGGTTGAATACAATCGTTCCGCTCGCACATCGTACGAGATGGGCCCTGCTTATGATTATACTGAGACCGTTGTGCATGATGGTAGTACCTTGCCAGCTGGCATTTGGTTTCAGCAGAATTCTGCCAGACACACGCGTGAGGGAGACTGTGGTTTACCATATGTTTTCAATTACAAAGGACGTTTGTGTGTGCTTGGCATTCATGAAGCAGGTGGTGGAACAGTTGCAATTGCAGCACCACTATCTACAGACCTTGTTGAAGATGTTAAATCTGCCGTAGCATGGGATGGTAACGATCGTCCCATTGCATTGCAGGCAGACATCATTGATACCGTTGGTGGTGTTGAAGCTGTGCCCTGTTCACTTGGCGCAGTTAAGAAGGAATTCAAGGTGCACGTTGCAAGCACGTCTAAACTTGTGAAATCTGACATCGCTGGCTGTCTGACAGGGCTTCAAATTCCGGATTGGTCTGGTAGAATGCACACATTCCCTGTGTGCACTGCTGAACCAGCCAAAATGGGTAAGTTTGAGGGTGCTACTGGTATGCATCGAGCGATTGTTAAGAAACACCGCGTACCTCATTATACCTCAGAAGAGATGATGGCTTATGTGAAGGCTGGAGCTGATATGGTCTATGACCGCATCGGCCCGATTCCTTACACAATTCGACCATTGACATGGCAAGAAGTTTTGGATGGTAAGCCTGACTGGGGGATTTCACCCATTGACCATCAAACATCTCCTGGTCCACCCATTACATCTTGGCAACCACATGCCAAAGGCAAAGATGAATGGTTCACCGTGACGCTTGATGGCGAGAGAGAGTGGGTTCCACACATGCTTGATCGTCTTAAAGTGGCAGATGAACTTCTACGTCGCAATGTCATTCCTCAGTTCTACGATGAGGATTCGTTGAAAGATGAGCTACGTGACGTTAAAGTTGAGATCATCGATGATAAAGTGCATAAGACATACAAGAATGTTCGTGGGATCACGAACTGTGACAACACAATTAACTTCCTGTGTCGTCGTTATTGCACACCTATTACGGGTTATTTCAGTAAAAACCGAGTTCACAACGGTATGTTGGCCGGTATTGACTTGAACAGCCCTGATGGACATCTGCTTGCCGCAAAACTCGGTCGTGGTATCTTACATGACTGGGATGTCGGCAATAAAGATGGTACCACACGAACACAATTTGCTTTGATTTCTCATAAGCATATTGATTGCCGTCTGGCAGCCCCATATTACCAGGCAGAGGACATGATTGCCCTTGAAGCTCTTGGTTATACTGCCACACAAGCCTTATGTGTTGCAGATGGAGTTGTTTACTATTCACCTGATGGTCTCCGTAGTGGCAATGTGTTTACCACACCTTTGAACATGAAGGATGGGCAACACATGGTCATGACATGCTATTTGGTCAAGAATGGTATTGAGAAAAGTCTTGATGATTTTCTTAGGAATGTTGACGTTTACAACTATAACGACGACATGGTGACGTGTCACTTCTCCGATGCACTAACTGGAGAAGATGTTGTACGTTTGAGCTATGAGATTTTCGGATATGAATTGACTGATGGCAAGAAAAACAAATCAGCAGTGCCAGTTAAGTTGCATGAACTGACATTGCTTAAACGCTCGCCTATTAACTCCCCAGTCGGGCCCGTCTGGGTACTCAACACACAAACAATGGTCAGAACAATTGACTATGTGTGGAAGGGTGTTAACATCGCGAAGAACCACAACGAAGTTGCACAAGCTCTACTTATGGAAGTGGCTGTGTACGGGCCCCGTGCTTTTAACATTGTGCGCGACACTGTGAATCTTGCTTTAGTGCGTAGTTCACACCCACCTTGCGTGCTCACATTCGAGCAAGCGTGGGGCAGTGTAAAACAACGACGAGGCATTTTTGCTCAATGCGAAACTGTCTCGGCCGATCAGGTCTGGTCTCAAGCCAACCAGACAACCGCGGTTCAACCTTCACGTGTTGTGAAGGGGCTAAACCCCCCGGGGCCAGGTGTGATTGAACCTAGGCCCGTCATAAAACCAATCGCCGAGAAAACAACAACAACAGTCCAAAAGGACAACACTCAACCGGATGGAGTTATTAACAATTCCACCCCATCATCAACAGCAAAGTTGACATCGTTCACGGATGCCACTCTGGTCACAACTGTTGAGGTACCACAGGTGCTTGATCTTAGTCACCTTGGTTCTGGCTCTGCCAAGAAAAGCAGTGCCGTTACCGGTCGTAATTACCAGATTTACACCGTGACATTTGGCGGCTCTGTTTCATCTGGGACAGTTCTTGCTCCCATTATCTTGCCTGATGTTCTGTTAACGATCCCACAAGTTGCAGCAGCATTTTATGGCTATCGTTTTCTCAAAACGGATGTTAAGATACGTCTCACTGTCAACTCCAGTGCGTATGTTTCTGGCGCAGTTGCTGTCACGTTTTTGCCTTTTTATAAACATGATGGTGCTCGTCCCTTGCCATATTTTCCGCATGTTGATCCGCTCAGTTTATTGAGCAATGCGACGAATATTCTTGACCTATCATCTGGTGAGACCATGGAGATCACATTGCCATGGTCAGCTCCCTTTCCATTCATGGATTTGATGGCTACCGCTGCCCAAGGCGGTATTGGCACATTGTATTTAACTGTGTTACATCCGATTGTCTCATCCATGGATTCAACCCCGCCTGACGTGACAATCACGGTTTATGCATCATTTGAGAATGTGTCTTTGGACGGACCAACCCTTCAAGGTTTGGCCTTGCCCATGGTGCGTTCGGATATCCGTAAACAATCCGGGATGGAGGATTTCAGCAAGAGTGCCGCAGGTGTTATGCAACTTGTTGGTGGTGCCGTTAAGACGGTCTCTGATGTCGCTGGGATCGTTTCAGCGAATCCGGCATTATTGACGATGTTGGCTGGTCTTGACAAGCCAACAAGTGTCGAGGCACCAAAGTTGGTCATGAATCGCTTAGTTCAAGGCTGGCAGCATGGTAACGGTCTTGATGCTGGTTCATCACTTTCTGTCGTGCCGTTGGCCAAAGCTGCACGTAAGAACCGATATGGACCGCGTTCTACCGGTACACCTACATTGACCGACATCATTACCAAACCTGGGCGTGTTCTGACGTTCTCGTTTGACAACTCAGTTGACCAAACTACCCTTCTTGCATGTTTGCCTGTTCGTGCACTTCAAGGCATTTTCATTCCCGCGTCTGGCGGAACTGATTTCGGTGCTTTTTATCCGTTGCCTGTGTCGTATTTGGCACCTGGTTTTGCAGCATGGAGGGGGGGGTTTAACTACCTCGTGTATTGTTCAATGCCCAAAGGTGTTGTCGGAAAGCTCCGTGTTTCCTTCACCACCGATGTTAATGACATCACAACTGTGGTGCCTGCTAACAGGACTGGTGATTTGCCTTCTGTTGTCATTGATCTTATGGGCACTACTAAGCAGAAGATCCACATTCCTTGGATTAGCTCCAGGCCGTTCCTCGAGGTCATGGGTAACACTGTTCTTCCGAATGTGGTCACTGAAGGGAACACCATGGGTTTGTTGAAGTTCCAATTGACCACCCCTCTTACGTCACAAGCTGTTGACGTATCTGCAAAGGCATTTGTCAGTATTTATGCCTCTGGCGATGAGAGTTTTGAGTACATCAATCCTATGGCTATTTCCAATGCCTGGACCGGTTCATGGCAAGACTGGTGGGGAGGTGTTCCTGCTGATCCACCCAGTGCTCGATTGGATCACAGTGTCATCAAGAAGCAAGCCGCCATTCACGAGGAATTCACAGGCAAGTTCGAATCGTTGTGGCCATCCAAGACGTATTCTGATCTAGGAATTTACACGTCTGAGAAGATGCCAGATGTTGCCATGATTGCCAAGAGAGTGGTCGAGGTCCTAAAAGACTTTGTCGATAACAGTAGGTTCACGCAGTCCATTTACTACCCTGACAATGTCAATGATCCTACTGCTGGAGGCACAGCTTATCCCTGCTCTTTGTCAGGAAATATCAGCAAGCTTTATCGAGGCTGGGCTGGTAGTTTGCGTTACAAGTTCTTTTTGAACACAAACAGCACTGATCTTCGACAACCGCGCCTTATCAAGCTCCGATTGCTCGGTACTGAGTATGGTCTGAGCGGTCCATTAGATAATTCGC